CACCCCACCCCCTCCCAAAAACGAGACTAGAATTTTGAACCATGGCGAGATAAATTTCGAGTTAAAGGTAGAAAAAATAAATTTTAAATTTGACTATGGATTTTGATAAAGAAACGAGAAGCTAATTTGAAAACATTGTGAGACGAATTTCAAGTTAAAGGTCAACATACTTTCAAAATTTACACATTAATTTATTTTTATGTTATAATTGTCATAGGCAAATATTGCTTAAAAATAATAAAAAGAGGTGTAAATAAAATGGCAGAAGAAGAAAAAATTATCAAAGAAGAACCTGAAACAGAAACAACTGAAAAACCAGAAAAAATTGAAAGTGCAGAAGATGTTGTCACTGAACCAGAAAAAGAAGTAACAGAAGAAAAATCAGAAACACTCGTTCAATTAGAGCAACGTATTTCTTCTTTAGAACAAAGATTAAATAACTTAGAAACACAAGAGCAACCATCACAAGATTCAAGTGACCCAAACTTTGAAGATAAAACAGAACCTACAGAAGTTGATGACGATCAAGAAACAGATGGTATTGAATCAAGTGAAGAAATTAAAGAAATGTTAAATTTATAAGGAGTGAAAAATATGGGTGTATTTGGCGGTAATGAAATGCGTGGTATGACACATGCTAATTATGAAGATTCACGTTTAAATAAATCAAGAGAATTAAACGAAAATATGAGTATTGCAACATCAAAATCAGAAGATGAATACGGACAACAAGTTCATTCATTATCAAAACAATCATATACTGATGATTCAGTACAAGATGTATAAGGAGGAAATTAAATAATGCCTACAAAAAAGAAAGATATACCAACTTTAATTGCTGATTCTGCAAAAGCGTCATTACAAAGTTTTAACCATGATTATGGTAAACAATGGACTTTTGGTGAAAATTGGTCAAATGTTAATACAATGTTTGAAACATATGTAAATAAATACCTATTTCCTAAAATTAATGAAACATTATTGATTGATATTGCTTTAGGAAATCGTTTCAATTGGTTAGCTGAAGAACAAGATTTTATCGGACAATATTCAGAGGAATATGTTATTATGGATACCATTCCAGTTGAAATGAATTTATCTAAATCTGCAGAACTTATGTTAAAGCGTAATTATCCACAAATGGCTACACGTTTATATGGTTCAGGTATTGTTAAAAAGCAAAAATTCACATTGAATAATAATGATGTACGTTTTAATTTCCAAAAACTAAGTGATGCAACAAATTATGCATTAGGTGTTTTACGTAAGAAAATTTCAGATATTAATGTTCAAGAGGAAAAAGAAATACGTGCGATGATTGTTGATTATGCAATGAATCAATTGAGTGATTCAAATCGTCGTACAGCTTCATCTAAAGAAGATTTAACAGAACGTGTATTTGAAGCGATTTTGAATATGCAAAATAACAGTGCTAAATATAATGAAGTACGTAAGGCAAGTGGTGGTGCATTAGGACAATATACAACAGTTTCTAAACTTAAAGATATTGCCATTTTAACAACAGATTCATTGAAATCATATCTACTTGATACGAAAATTGCTAATACATTCCAAATGGCAGGTATTGACTTTACAGATCATGTTATTAGTTTTGATGATTTAGGTGGTGTATATAAATCAACACAAGATGTAACATTATCAAATGAAGAAACGATTAACTACTTACGTGCGTTTGGTGATTATCAAGCAATGATTGGTGATGTCATTCCTGAAGGTTCAGTATTTACGTTTGACGTTACTGATTTAAAAGAATTTAGTGGTAAAGTAGAAGAAATTAAACCAGATGGTGAATTGTTTGCATTTATTTTTGATGTGAACGGACTTAAATATAAACGTAATACACAAGGTATGTTAAAAGAAGGATTTTATAATGGTGAATTTGATGAAATGACATATTGGATTCATTATTATTCATTTAAAGCGATGTCACCTTTCTTTAATAAAATTTTAATTACAGAAGAACCAAAAGAACCAGAACAACCAGATGAAGAGGAAGAACCAGCACAATAAGGAGGCTTTTAACCAATGAATCATTTAGATAGAGATTTTATCGGACAAAATAATGATGTTGGTTTAAAAGTTGAATTACCAGAAGATATTGACCGACGAATTATGGAACATAGAAACCGATTTCGTCGGTTAATTTTTAATCGTTACGTTGAGTTTCTACCCCTACTTATTAATTACACCAATCAAAGAACGGTGGGTATTGATTTCTTACAACTTGAAATTGCATTAAGACAAGGTTATCAAGTTGTGGTAGGTAAAGCTAGAAATGATGTTATTATGATATTGGGTTATATACAATCGCAATATTTTAAAAAAAGTAACGATTTTATTAATAACTTCAATTTAACTTTTAATAGACGACTCACCCAAGATGATATTACTTTTATTATTCCTGAATATTTAAGACCTGAATATGCGTTAGAAATTGAATATTACGACCAATGTCAAAGTGGTGATTTTGTTGTATTACGCAACAAACCTGTTAATTTAAATAATGATTATCAAATTATAGAACATTATTGCGATGAATTAGCAGAAATTATATTATCCCGTTTCTCACTGATTATGCAGTCTAAATTCAGTAAAATATTTTTATCTGATATTCAAGATGAAACGATTAACCAATTTATAAATAAATTGTATAATGGTGCACCTTTTATCAAAACAGATAAATACATCGACCCAGAAGAAGATATTATTGATTTAGGTAGTGACTTTGTAACGACTGCTCTAGTTGAAATGAAACGAGAGTATCAAAATAAAGTAAGTGAGTTAAGTAACTTTTTAGGTGTCAATTCACTTGCCGTTGATAAAGAAAGTGGTGTCAGTGATACCGAAGCTAAATCCAATCGTTCATTTACCACATCAAACAGTAATATTTATTTAAGAGGTCGTGAACCTTTTGAAATGTTAAATCGTCGTTTTAATTTAGATATTCACCCCTATTACGATGATGAAGCTATTTCTGAAATGGATATTATGAATCTAAAAACTGATAATTTTGGTGGTGGAAAAGTTGAGTAAACATACAACGACGTTATATGAAATTATTGAAAGTGAATTACAACGTTTAGGATTAAATGAATTTGTTAATAATGATAGAATACATTTTAATGATTCAAAACATGCGTTTATGCAAAAAATGTTATATTTTGATGATGATGTGAAAGAAATTGTTGATAACATATTTTTTAAAGGTTTCATGTTTAATGATGAACGGATTGATCGTTATTTTAAAGAAAGTTTTACATTGCGTTTTTTATATCGTGAAATTGGTAGACAAACGGTAGAAGCGTTTGCATCTCAAGTCCTATATATCACCATGACACATGAGGATTACATTTATCGTGTCTATGGTTCTGATATGTATAAATATATTGAACAAGTCACTGATACACAGTCACAAGACTTAGGAAAAGCGATAGAAAACGCAATCGAACAAGGTCAAACAAAAGATAGACAACAAGATAAAGGTCATGAAGAATATGAAGATTATGAAGATACCATCACAAAAAGTTTCGATGATAATCGGACTGCTGAATCTACCCTACCCCAGTCACAAGTGAATATTGATGTAGATAATACAGTGCTTGATTATGCAGATACGAATACGATTTCAAGAGATAAAAATACCAGTGAAAACGTATCAGAAAAAAAAGGTACAAAAGATAATACGTTTGATTCATTAAGAAATGGTGAAAGTGATTCAAAACGTAATACACAATCACAAAATGAAATGAATCGTACAGGTTTAACAAAACAATACTTAATTGATAACTTGCAAAAGTTATATTCAATGCGTGATACAATATTTAAAACATATGATAAAGAATGTTTTTTACACATATGGTAGGAGGATAAGATATGTATATAAACAACGGAAGAATTAATTATGATAATGAATATGGTTATCGTCGAGGTGTCTATCGTGAACCTTTTTATAGTGACGCATCAGACTATAATACCAATTCAAAATCATATTATGATTACTTAGCACGTTTTAATGGATTTATTTTTGAATTATGTGATTTTGTCAATGGACTTGCTGATGATATACAACATATGAAAGAGACGTATGATGCGTTAACATTATCCAATAAAGATGTCACATACACAGTTGGTCAAGAGGGTGATTTTGATACATTGAATCATTGCTTTGAACATATTGAAGATTTAATTGTGCAACCGAAATCCATACGTGTCATTTTACTTAAAGATTACCAGATGTTCGAACAATTATTCTTACGTGATAAACGTTATAATCATATTACGATTACATCAGAAAATGATATTGTCGAAGCCTATGAAACAGAATTAAATAAACAAGTTGAAATTAAAACCAACCCTATTTTTAGAGTTAAACCCCTATTTTATGGATTAAATTCAACATTCCCTAAAATTGATTTTAAACTTCAAAACAAAGATTTTTCAGATACCATTAATTGTGGTTTCTTAATGGATAATACAGCATTTGAAATGACAGAACGTGGCGGTTCGACACATTTTAACTTTATAGGTTTATGTGGTGTCAATGGTTCACATATTCAAGCTAACTATTGTGATTTTTCCTATAATGGAAATAGAGAGCAATTAGAAGAGTATAATAAAGACCAAGATATGTACGGTGACGGATTAAGAATATTTAATTCATCACTTACAGGTAACTATATGACAGTACACCGATGTGGTGAAATTGGTATTCATTTCTCACATGGTGCAAGTGGTTATATTGATTATACGGAAGCACGTTTTAATGGACATCATGGTTTAATGGTGACTACAGGTTCACAAGCCAGTGCAAGAAACTGTAAAATTACAGATACCATTGATGATAACGTTGTCAGTTATGCCTCAAGTGATATTGATTTAAGATATTCAGATTGTTCAAATTCACAAACGACTTATGGCTGTATTGCTACACGTTCATCAAACATTAACTTTGATAAAGGAATTGCCAATGGTTGCGGTACAAGTGGCATCATGGCAAATAGAGGTTGCTCTATTGATGCGACAGGTGCAACAGCTTCACGTAACAAGTGGCATGGTGTGATTGCAAGTAATAACTCAAAAGTTGATTTTACAAGTGGTAATGCCAATGAAAATGGCATCGATGGTATTCAATGTACACATGGTTCAACAGTACAAGCGAGATTATCAACAGCGAATGGTAATAAACGTAATGGGGTACTCGCTTATGCAGGTGATGTGTACGCACAAGAAATTAATTGTGATGGTAACGGTCGTCGTGGATTAGAAGCCACACGTGGCGGATATGTCGCAGCATATGGTGCAAAAGTGTCACGTTCAAAAGATGATAACGTACTCGCTTATGGATCAATGATTTCTATTAACGAAGCAGTGATTGAACGTGCAGGTCGTAATGGTATTGAAGCAACACGTGGTGGACAAATATTTGCTGATAGAATTACCATTACAGGTAGTGGTGATTACGGTATTTTAGCTTATTCATCTAAAGTTTTCGCTGAAGCATCACATATTTCAGGTATAAAAAACGAACCCGTATATGCCACACGTGGTGGTGAAATCACTTGTTATGGTTCAAATATTTTGAGTAACAAAACAGTCTATAACGTGTATAATGGTAGTAGGATATTTACAGATAAAGATCATAAATATTCTACAAATATTGAACCAAATACAATGGATATTAAAGGGTTCATTATACAAGGGTAGAAAGATTCTACCCTTTTTATTAAAAATGGAGGCGATGTAATGAGTAAGAAAAAAATAGGGACATGGAATGGTGTTTCCGTTTATACGGACTTCTTACCTTTTGGTACAAGACGTACAGGACAAAAACTAACAACAGGACAACCCCGTTTTGCAGTATTTCATGACACAGGTAATCCAGATACCACAGCACAAGATAATGTAAACTACTATAGAAATACGTATAATATTGATTGGGCAATGGTTGCAAGCGCACATGTTTTTGTTGATGATAAAGAAGCGATTATTTGTATTCCAGTGACAGAGAAAGCATGGCATGTGTTATATGATACACCAACAGATAATGCTTGGTATGGTGTTGATGCTAATGATGGTGCGTTTGGTGTTGAAGCATGTTACTTTAAAAATAAAGAACGTTCAATGAAAGCATTGGATAATGCGTGTCGTGTGATGGCAACTTTATGTAAATCTTGGGACATTAATCCTAAAAATGAAATGCCAGGTCATCAAGATATTCAAGCAGATAAACAAGACCCAGGTAATATCTTATCAGCATGTGGTTACGGACGACGTGATATGAAAGTGATTGATAATTTAGTTGTCGGTTACATGAAAGGTAAACAATTAACAGAATCAAAAAAACAACCTAAAACACTTTTCAATTGGTATGGAAAATTCACAACACATAAAACAAATAAAGAACCCATTGTTGTAAGACGACAAGCAGGTTTAAATGCTAAAATGGTTGATAAAAATTCTTGGATATATCCTAATCAATATGTCAAATTCGATCAAATCATTAAAAAAGATGGTTATTGGTGGTTAGGTTTTTATTACCAAAAAAAAGGTGCAAGCAAAAATAGATTTTACATGCCAATTGGAAAAATTGAAGATAAACAAGAAAAAATATTAAATGAAAAACATCTTTGGGGAAAACTGGAGGTCGAAAAACGTGGCTAGTAAATTTGTAAGAAGTGTCAAAGATATTTATCACTTAGAACAATTTAATACAAACCTTGTTGATGAAAATGATATATTATCAACCATTGATGGTGACGTATACATTTACACAAAAGACGGTTTTCTTCATTTAGAAAGTATTGAACCTTTACAAGATGAAATGCAAGAAGTACAAGAAAAGTTATCAGATAATGAAAAACGTATCTATGATAGTGAAGAAAAAATTAAAGTGATTGAAACATCAGTTGAAGATAACACATTAAAAGTGATTGAAGTCACTGAAAAATTAGACAATGCACATTTAGATGAAATGAAACAAAAATTGGATTCACTGAATATCGATGAATTGAAACAAGAACAACAAACGTTATCAGAAAAGATTGACGAAACGACAAACGAAACGAATAAAAAAATTCAATCGAATACAGATAAAATTAATGAAATTAATATTACAGATACAGGTTGGAAAAATATTGATATTACAGGAGAGGAACTCACACCGCATACCGACCCACCCCAATATCGCATCACAACGGTCAAATCCATTCAAATCATAGCTTTACGTGGCGCAGTGAATGGTTATAAAGGTGATATTATTACAATAGGTAAAATTCCGTTAGATGAAAAATTAAACGGTGCATTATCAAACCCTCATTATTATGTACAAAATACATCTAAAAAAAGTGGGTCAATTAACTTTATGAGAATCACGATTAAACGTGAGGGCGATATTGTCTTAGAAGGTACAACAAATGATTCACCAACGGGTGATGAATGGTGTCCAATTAATACCGTATTTATGAATTAAATTATGATATAATAGACACGTGAAAGCGTGTCTATTTTTACATATAAGGAGGATAAGAAATGGCAGATAGAAAATTAACACATTTTAAATTTTTCTATAATACACCACTGACAGATTATCAGAATACCATTCATTTTACATCAAATGCGGAACGTGACCATTATTTTTTAAATGAAAATCACTTTTATGCCATTGATTACAAAAATATACCATTTAATTTTATACGTGATAGAAACATGGTTAATCTTGAGCAAATGTCATGGCAAGACGCACAGGGGATCAATTATTGTACATTTAAGTCTGATTTTGAAGATCGACGTTATTATGCGTTTGTCAATCAAATAGAGTATGTGAACGACCATGTCACACGCATGTATTTAGTGATAGATACAGTCATGACATATACACAAGGAAATGTATTATCAACAGTGCAAAATGCTTTTGTTGAACGTCAACATCTACCCCGTGAGGTCTATAATTATTTGTTACCGTCACTGAGAAATAATGATGATGTCATTAAAGCGAGTAACAAATACTATCTCAATAACTATCTTGAACAGTTTGGTGGTAATCTTGTTTTATTCCAATCAAGTGCTGATTTATCTAAAAAGTTTGGGACTAAAAAAGAACCTAACCTCGAATCTTCAAAAGGGATTACGTATGATTATATTACAAGTCCAGTGAATCTATATGTGATGAATCGTGAGGATTTTAATAACTTTATGGATAAAATGAGTAAATATCCCTGGATTACACAAAACTTTCAAAAAATCATATTAATACCAGCGACATTTATTAATAAAGATGATTTAGAAGCAGTTAAAACACAAGAAGATATTAAAGGATTAATGACACTTAAAAATGATAAGTTATCCAATGAGTGGGAATTAAAAGAATTACGTGTTCCATTTGAACGGTTGCAATATATGTTAAATAGTAATCAAGATGAACTCAAACATTTAGTCAGAAATGAATATTTAACAATTGAAATCTATTCATGGAATGGTGACAGTTTATTGCTTGATGCTGGTAAAATAACAGAAAAAACAGGGGTCAAGTTGAGAACAAAATCTATTATTGGGTATCATAACGAGGTACGTATTTATCCAGTAGATTATAACAGCGCACCGAATGAAAAACCCATACAAGCGACTGATAATTCAATTTTAATAGATACAGGTTCATTCTTAAATACTGCTATTACTTTTGATAGCTTTGCTGAAGTACCTATTTTGATTGATAATGGATTACTTGCTCAATCACAACAAGCTAATAAACAAAAAAATGCACAAAGTAATTTAATAACAAACAGAATCAATAATGTTGCGAATGGTAATGATTTAAAATCAAGATTTTATGATGCTGTAAGTATTGGGTCAAACCTTTCACCAACGGCATTATTTTCAAAATTTAATGATGAATATAATTACTATAAAGAATTAAGAGCAGAATATAAAGACTTAGCATTACAACCACCAACCGTGACAAGTTCACAAATGGGTAATGCGTTCCAAATTGCTAATAGTATTAATGGATTAACCATGAAAATTGGTGTTCCCGCACCATTTGATATGGATAATATCCAACGTTATTACTTCATGCTAGGTTTTGAAACGAACGACCAAGCAGGGACACCGTTCCCTATTGATTCATGGACAGTATGCAATTATTTAAGAATGAGAGGGACATATACCATTGACGGAATTGACTCCATGTTACTCGAACAACTGAAAGTATTACTTGAAACAGGTGTGAGATTTTGGCATAACGACGGTTCAAATAACCCAATGGCACAAAATGTCTTTAAAAATAAATTTAGAAAGTAGGTTAAGTGATGGAAAATAAAGGAGAGTTACACGTGGAATATACGCATTCAGATTTGTTTCATACATTTATATATGGTGGTGATTTAACATTACTTTATTTTTTAATGGTACTCATGGCAATTGATATTATTACAGGACTTGCAAAAGCATTTAAAAATAAAGATTTATGGAGTCGTAAATCAATGTATGGCTTTGGTCGTAAGATACTCATTTTCTGTATCATTATTTTAGCTAATATCATCGACCAAATATTAAAATTGAATAATGGTTTAGTGATGGTAACGATATTTTTCTATATTGCTAATGAGGGATTATCTATTGTTGAAAACTGTGCAGAAATGGGTGTACTCATTCCCAATGAAATTGGTGAAAAACTCAAAGTGATTCGTGGTAACAGTGAGGGTGATAAAAAAGATGAATGATAAAGAAAAAATTGATAAGTTTATACATTCCAATTTAAATGATGATTTTGGATTAAGTGTTGATGATTTAGTAGGTAAAGTCAAAGGCATTGGTCGATTTTCAGCATGGTGTGGGAATAACTCAAGTCAAATTAAGCAAGTCTTGAATGCTGTTAAAAGCATTGGGGTTTCACCTGCATTATTTGCAGCCTATGAAAAAAATGAAGGGTATAACCCAAGTTGGGGTTGGCTCAACCATACATCACCACAGGGGAATTATTTAAATGACGCAAAATTTGTGGCACGTAAACTTGTGTCACAATCTAGACAAGCAGGGTCGCCGAGTTGGATAGACCAAGGTAACCCCGTTGACTTTGTTCCAGCAAGTGTGAAAAGTAAAGGAAATTATGATTTTTCACATAATATGAAAAACGGAAAAGTCGGTCGTGCCTATATTCCTCTTACAGCTGCCGCCACGTGGGCAGCATATTACCCTGAGGGTTTAAAAGCAAGCTATAACCGAGTTCAAAATTACGGTAATCCATTCTTAGATGCTGCCAATACGATACTTTCGTGGGGTGGAAAAATAGACGGTAAAGGAGGATCAAGTAGTGGTTCAAGTAGCTCTAGCAGTCCTAGTGGTGGTCTTGATGTTGTGGCACGTGCCTTTGAGGAATTTCTTAAAAAATTACAAGACAGTATGCAGTGGGATTTGCACTCTATTGGTACTGACAAATTTTTTTCAAATCAGATGTTCACCATTACCAAAACATACAATAACACGTATCGACTCAATATGAATCAAAAATTACTTGATGAAATGAAAGACTTAATATCAAGAATTGATGGTGGGAGTGGAAAAGATACGGGTGCTGATGATAGTGATGGTGACCATGGTGGTAAAGCGGGTAAATCTGTACCACCGAACGGAAAAAGTGGTAAAAAAATTGGTGGTAACTGGACATATGCAAATTTACCGAAAAAATATAAAGATGCGATGGAAGTACCTAAGTTCGACCCTAAATATTTAGCTGGAAGTCCATTTGTGAATACTGGAGACACAGGTCAATGTACAGAGTTAACATGGGCGTATATGCACCAAATATGGGGTAAAAAACAACCCGCATGGGATAATCAAGTTACCAACGGACAACGTGTTTGGGTGGTTTATCGTAACCAAGGCGCACGTATCACACACCGACCCACAGTAGGCTATGGATTCAGTAGTAAACCGAATTACTTACAAGCCATGCTCCCAGGTGTGGGTCATACAGGGGTTGTTGTAGCAGTATTTAAAGATGGTTCATTTTTAACAGCTAATTATAACGTCCCGCCTTATTGGGCGCCTAGTCGTGTTGTTGAATATGCACTGATTGATGGTGTTCCTGAAAATGAAGGTGATAATGTGATGTTCTTTAGTGGTATTAAATAAATTTTATGCTATAATATAAGTATGCTAGAACTTCTAGTAAATAAACAACAAAACATAATCCGTATGGCAAACGATACTTGTCACTATACCTCGTAAAAAAGACGCTACTATGATGTAGCGTCATTTTTTATATCTTTATGAACCATATATAATATGTTAAGATCACATTTATTTTTAATTTCAAATTTATAGGGGAATAAGTCACTAAATGAAAAAGCACCTACTTCACTTTCTATATATAATATATCATCATCATTCACATCATCATATTCTTGTCTTGCTTGTTTTAAAACATCTTCTTTTCTATCTTCCAATGATTTTGTAAAGTAAAAATCATAGGGCGTACCTTTTTCAATATACGTTTTTGATGGATAAATAGAAATCGTTTTTTGTTCGTTATAAATAGATTTGTTATTATAAACAATGGCTTTATGATGAAAATCATTTTTAATAAAATTATCAAATGTTTGGTTTTTATTAAATGCGTCTAAAGGTATACCTGCACTCGCAATTTTAATGGTGTCATCTTCTTTTTGGTAGGCGTACTTTTTATGATTGAGTACATACATTTTTTTAATGAAGTGATTTTCAATGTCCCACTTACCTAAGGCAATAGGGTCAAATAAATCATGATTGATTTTATGTTTGATTTTAGATTTTAAATATAAACTGTCTGTATCGCAATATATAAAACATTCATCTATTTCAGGTTGGGTTAGAGACTTTAACGGCTCAAGTAAATTATAAAGGGCTTGTGATGTTACAAATGTAGAAAATAATAAATTACGTTCACTGTTTTTATATCCATTTTCATGATTAACAATAAATCCATCTTCATCACGTCTAAACAAATTAAAATGTGAACGTAATGCAGGTATACCATAAAGACCATTTAAAACAACTTTACTTAACATGATTTCTTCTTTGGAATAGGTATGTGTATTAACTTCATCTATAATTTTGTAGTCATAAGGTGAATCCATAATGATTTTTTTATCCAGTTTACCTTGTGTTTTTATAAAATAATTATGATGAATAATATCACGTGCACCAAAGTATTCACATTCATAGCACACAAAAGCAAACACTTTTATTTTGTCAAAAGTTAAACCCGTTAAATCTCGAATCATGCGTAAAGTGTTTGTATTTATATTAACAAACTTTTTATCATTATTGTAGTATTTAACTAAACATTGTTTAATTAAATCACTTTCAATATTTCGTAATATGGTACGATTAAACGTGACCTTATCCATTTTATAAAGTGAATAAACATCTCTATTATCTAACTCCACATGAATTGATGTAGGTTTTTCAAATTCATCAAAATCATATATATACATAGGTAGCTTTTCATGATACATCACATAAGGATAACTACTATTAATATCAATTGAAAAACATTCCTCATCAATAATTGTATCTAGGTAACGTGAATTATACATATTTAATCCACCACGATAGAAACCTTTGATAAAATCATAAAAGTTCATATCAAAGAACGTAAAGTCGGTATATGAAATTTTTTGTTTACCTTTTTTATTTAATAGCTGCAATCGTGTTGTTTCATTATTAATATAGCTTTTCATAATATTTACACTAAAAGTCATAGCACTATAATCAAATCCGGGAAATATATCACTATAATGGATATGACACATACCTAGTATAATAACGTCATTACGAATATAAGTCATCTGTGATTCTGTAAGTTTATTAAAACATTCATAAGCATAATCATAGGCTTGTCCGTCAGTCATATCATGTTCAACATCAAACACATCATATTCAAAATCAGTTTTTAAATCATCTTCACTAATAAACCCTCCGTCTTTGAGCTTTTTACCGAGTGTGGCTATTGATGTATTTGTTTTCATGAAATTATCTATAATGTTAAATTTAAATCCTTTTAAATACATTATTAAATCTAAATTAATACTTGATTTAACACGTTTTTCTAATATAACATTTGTTTCTTTAGATAATAATTTTGCTTCATTAATATTAATTGTGTTTGAATTATCATCAGCACTTTTCATATATAGATTTTCAATAATCAAATCATCACCAAAAAAATGTTGTGTATCGTGTAGTAAAAAGTGATTATCATATTTGTTACAGTTATGTGCGATCATGTTGATTGTCGTTTTTGATTTCGTGATGGTATCACGTCTTTGTGCATAATCAAAAAAAGATTGATAAAAGGATTTAAAACTAGGAAAAACTTCAACATCAATATGCTCGCCATCATACCAACCAATCGCGACAGAATATGTCACATTTTTATATTTTGTAGGTTTTTGCGTGCCTTCTATTTTATTATAGTTTAATGTTTCTATATCCCAGTAAAGATACATATTTTTTTGACCTTTATGTTTTTGCATTGCTTCTAATAATCCCATGTCTACACCTCTAATCAAAAATCATTATACCATAAAAGAAGCAATATGTAAAAAAATTACACATTGCTCATAAATGATTTGACTAGATTTTTTTTGGTACGTTCAATGTAATTATCATAATACATTTTTTCTTTTTGTTCAAAAGGTTTGTATCCTTTTTTATTACGTTCTGTTTTTAAATGATATTTTATGATTTTATTCATATTTAAGTATATGAAATCATCTTCATTTAATATAAATGATTTACTGTAAGCATTATCAAAATGAAGATTTGAGGGGTTATAATAACGTTTAGAATGATTTTCTTTATAGAATGAATCTTTTAAAAACAGTGCACCATGTTCAACATCTGACACATCTGTACAAAACTGGTAATTGTCTGCATAAGGCACGACTTTAATATTAGTTTGATAATCATTCAAGTGATACATCACTTTAATAAAATTGTAAGGGGTTTTAATATAGAAAAAGTTTCCATTACTTGATATATGCTTACGCAACGCATCATCAGCTAAATTAAATGTATTGAAATCAAATTCACCCGTTGTCATTGAATCGTTATCTGAGTTAAAAGCGCGTGTGTTTCGATTTTCGTTTGAATGTTCGTTTCTTCTCATCTCTAACATGATATTGCCATACTGACGCTTACTATTCATCGCAAATTTTGAGTGATGTTGCAACTGTTCATATATATTTAAGTTAGAAAGTAGGGGACTTGAAAAGTTTACCGCATTACCTAACAAGACAATCTTTGGTATTTTAATATAATCAATATTCCCATGGTTTCTATCTATCGATTCATAAATGGTTTTTAACTTTTCCCACTCATCTATCAAATAGTCACTTTCTAATGCTAGAAACTCATCGTATATGATAATTGGGAAGTTCTTCATGAAGTTGGAATGATATTTTAAATCTGTTGCGTTATTGAGATGTGTAATAATCCCTATTTCTTTATCACCATAACCCACGGCAATATAGTCTTGTGTGTTTCTAAAGAATAGCTCATTATCGTTAAAATGTTTTTGTTCGATACAAATACGTTCTAATAGTTCCCTGTAAGCATCACGCAATGTATGATGTCTTGCTAGTAGCGTAAATTTGATGTCTAAATCAATGGCTAGCTTCATAAAAAATGCGACATAGTTGAATGTTTTTCCATCTGACCTATTAGATATGGAAATTAAAAAATCAATATCTAAATTCATTAAATCATCAGCAAGCTCAATTTGGTTATATTGCTTTGGAATAGATCGTCTAAACTTAGTTACAAAATTTTGATAATATTTGACCTCATTCAGTCGTGACTTTTTCATGTTTTCCCTCCTTACTTGAATAATAATCAATAATATCTTGAATGTTTTCAAACATATTTTAACCTACCCGTCTGACGTAATATACAACGTTATATTTAACTTTCTTTTTATTAACAATGTCTGGTACTTTCGTGGCTTCTGCAAGTTCCTCAAATAGCTCTTCCGTTGATTTAATAAAGTGTGATATTTCTTGTGACCCGTCATTTTCTTTGACGGCTTCTTGGAAGAGGTGACGTTTGTGCATATTCCCTTTTTCTTCCCAATCATAGTCCAATTGTTTATAGACATTTTCTATATTGGTTAGATTTTCTTGATTTTTTCCACTCACTAAACTTTTAGCATCAATATAACTTATCTTTTTCGGTCTAGGTAGTTTGACTTTACCTTTTTCCACAAATAAATTATTAAATTTGTTATATTCATGTATATATTCTTTTTGTAATTCTTCATCATCAAATAAAAAAACAAAACCGTCACGTTCATACGTTGATTTGTTTTTTGTCGTTGACTGTCTAAATGCATTAGAACGTGCAATACGATTACTTTTATTACCTTTATTACCTCTTGCCATTAAATACACCTCTTAATCTTGATGTGGATATGTACCACTTGCTCTATTATGTGGATAAATATGTTTGTTTTGATTTGCTTCATATTCAAATTCATGATACATATATTTATCAATCAGTTTTCCGTCTTTATAAATCAATATATGTGAATCATCATCATTAATAATCCATATATTGGTTGTCGTATTTAAAAATAACAAATCATTAATAGACATATCAAAATGTTCACGATAATTTGAATACACATCTTTTTCTAAAAAATGTGTGAGTGATGTATCAAGTGTAATTTCTTGTGTCTCAGTCACATTAAATAAATCATTTTTATTAATAATATAAGTTTCAACAACAGCGCCGTGATCGAATATGACATAAGAACCATTATTAGAATGAAACTTTTCATTTTTTATGTCTTTTTTCCATACCCAGTCTACTAATTCATTTAAATGTAACTTCATTTGGTGATTAATTATCATAGTAATTTCCCTCACTTTCTAAATCATTAAGAATTCTTGTGATTTCAAATAAAGCATATTCCAATTTTTCTCTTTGTTCTTTTGTTAAATCATAATCATTAAGTGCATTAACGATATTATAATAGGCTTTAATTAAATTCATATAGTCACTCCTTTTATAATTGACTATTGAAACCACTAATAAAGCAATTATACCATATAAACATAATCCGATTGTAACAATAGTACCAAACATATTTATCACTCCATAATAAAAAAGGAGGCATTGCCCCCTTTATTTAAATTTTTAAAATGGTATATCATCATTATCCCACTGTTGGTTATTTTGAGCGAACGGGTTGCGTCGCTCGTTTTCTACTTTTTTTCAGATTGTGCCTCTTTTTGTCCTTTTTCACTTGGTACTAAATTAATACTATGTGAAGTGCGATTATATTTTTTAGATTCAAATTCATAAATTTCAAAATCGAATAAACGTTGATTAATTGCGTCAACCATTTCACTATCTTGTCGCATTTCTTCAATCATTTCTGTTAAGTGTTGAGGTAAGTTGACAATATAATCATCACTAATGATAACACCTTGATCACCAAATTTACCTTTTGTATTGATGAATAATGCTTCAATAGGGTAGGTTTTTGATGAATCTAATTCACCTAATTTAATGTAATCTCTTTCTTTTTCATTGTCATAATCGAATTTTGCGCCACCATTTGAATATTTGTTTAATAAATCTTTTACATTTGTCATTGTTAATTGCTCCTTTATACTTGTATTTGTAATAATTCATCATATGAAACTGTAATCGTTTTAGATGTTCTCTTACTGTCTAATAATGTATGTCCTTCTGGAATATGCTCTAATATTTCACGTTTAGTAATTCTGTAATCTTGTTTCGGAATAAAAAAGTCATATTCTTCATGTCTATCATTTTTTGAGTAAATTGTAAAACCCTTAATTTCAACATCAATATAATTCATCAACACACCTCCATTTATAATATTTTATTATAATATAGTATCAAATCAGTTCATTAGAATATGTGTACGTTGTAGTTGTAATAAAAACCTTTATAAAACTGCCATTGATCTAATCCATTATCACCTGCTAAATATTGTAGTAATGATTTATCTTCATTTTCATCATTAATAAATTTTAATACAGGTTCATTGTAATCAAGTAGTAAACGTTGTGTTGCTACAAGTAAATTGTTTGCATTTTCTGAAGTATAGAAATCATTCCATTGTTGTAATAAATTAAATAGTTGTAACATTTCCGTATAAGCTTGACGTTTTTCTGGTATCACTTTACCTCACCTCCATTTCTAACTTAATTACATTATATAATAGGTGTGAATTTTTTGCAATATTTTTGACGATATTTTTTTGAAAAAAATTTACATTACATATTTAATAGAAATAATGATCGTTTCTTTATCAAAATCCATAGTCAAATTTAAAATTTATTTTTTCTACCTTTAACTCGAAATTT